CTGTCCCCGATAACAAAAGATTTTCGCTTCTCTGTCCACCCGAATTGGGTTCTAACGTGTATGAAGGGTACTGACTTCCTCATTTTTTCTAGCCATACAGCTATATATTGCATAAGTTCGTCCGCCTGTTTGCTTAATACGAATATATCGTTCATAGCCATAACCTTACGGAATTCTTCTTTACCAGATAGTTGTACGTTATTAGCTACAAACGTCGCCACACCCTCCCGTGCAGTGTGGTGTTCAAACTCATAACAGGGGCCGGAGATAGGGTCTCGCATACGTTTTACCGGGTAGAGGTCTCTTTGGTATATTAAAATCTCATCCGTATTGCCGTCTTTATCAGTAACGCGTCTCCACACCCCACCGTTAACACCGCGAAAATACGGGTGCGGGTACTCCGGTATGTTTATGGTTTTAGTTGATACGGGTTCCTCTACCGCCGCTTCTTCCCCTTCAGCCATTGGTTTCGGGGCTTCTACCGGCACCTCTACCGTATTGGATTCGGCTTCCTTTGCTTCCATACATAACTTAATGGGTGTTCGTATCTTCCCTTTATGGGGGCACCCTTCACAACCGCTTGGGTTGTCTTTCTCAAACGTCATACATAGATGGGGGGTATCAATAGATGATGCTATCTTTTCCGTTTCTACTGGGTCGTAGCCGGTGTACCCCTTTGACACTACGTGTATAGCTTGCGCTCCATCCTCACAATGTTTCGCTATGGACAGTACATGTAGCCAATCCCCATAAGAAACCGAATCGGGTTCAAGGAATGCCCTACGTATTTGTTTGCATCCTCCCCCACTGAGAGAGGCTTTAGCGACTTTTAAGAATACCTTCCTGTATTTTTCTTCCCCCAACGCCGCCGCCATATCCTTACTATCTTCATCAGTAAAGGTGCGGGCAGAGGGTACTGGTATCAATGTTTCGGGTAGATTTGCGGCAAAGCTGTCTAGGTCTACATGTTGCTCTGCCATTCTTAAGACTTTAACGTCTAATGCAGGTTCCGATTTAAAATTATGTGTGTTCGGTACGCGTAGTATTCGTGCGGCATCAGCGGTGACAACTGGGTCAGCCTCAAGTCCGTATTCGATACAAGCCGCTTTTAATCGTTCCGCTACTGGAAGCCAATCCTCTCTAGAGTAGGGGCGAGTCAACGTCCAATATACATGTATACCACGTCCAGAGTTTACTACGCTGGTTGGTTTTGGGAGGTCATACTTCTTATAGAATCCCCGTAGGGCTATAAGAGCATCGTGTTGGGTTGCGTATGGCTTACCTGTTCCACAGTCTAGGTCGAGAAACAATGCTTTTAGTTGTTGTACGTTATCGGCCTTTCGGCTAGTACACTCAACAAACGTACCTAAAGCAAAGTATGCGTCGTATCCTTCTGTATCTAAGTTAACTGCTGATTCCGCCAGAGATTCTAGCGAGTCGTAGAATTTTTGTACTGTTTTATTGTTCTTTATTCCTACTACGCAGTAATAGCCTTCATCACTCAACACGTTACTGAGAAATTGCTTAGTTTCCATATCTCATCCACGTATTTGAGAGATACGGGCGCCACTAGGACGCCCATACCAAATTTTAATTAATCGTCGAACTCATCCAGTAAACTAGCGAGATCAACTTGAGGGGCTGATTCAGCCTTCGCCTTTTTAGATTTCTTTACTACTGGCTCCTCAATAGGCTCATCCACCTTAACTTCTTCCTCAGCATCAGGCTGGGGGAATAACGGGGTGGGGGTTGCCACTTTATCACTACTTAGTTGTGGAACGCTAGTATCTTGTTTCGGTTTTACTGACATTGTTACCAACTTAAGTACTTCTGTATCTTTTTGGAGGTCTAATGTCATCTTCAATTCATCCTGTGTTACAGGACGGACAGGTTTGAAACACAGTTTAGGCGTACTGCTATCTGTATCAAAACGTATCTCTGTAATAACCGATGCAAGTGGAGCTTTCTGAGAGTTTAAGAATCGCGCATAACTCTGAAGTCCTAGCCTTTTCTTATCGTCACCGAATACGCTGGTGGCTGGTAGGATAAGCTGAAACACCTCATTGTTTTTAACCGTACCATCCTGATCGGCAATAAGTACCGCAAGACGTTGGTTATATCTACACGCACGGCTCTCACCCATGCCAGAACCTTTTATGTTCTGAGGACAATCAAAACAAGTAGCTGACTGACGGTCGCTTGCTACAACCTCATCCGAAGGCTTCCCAGTGCTAGTGTCACCTGACCAACAGGTAGGGGGAGAACTCTGACCGGCAACGTACTGACCAGCGTAGTAGGTTCTAGAAATAGGGGCGGTCTTAACGATAATCACGTTAATGCTACGCTGTTCTAATTCGGCAACTTCCTGCCCGCTTACTACTTTGCGGAACACACCACCACGAATACTTAGTCGTTTAATACCACCGGTACTAGGGCTACCGGTATTCTCAGGTTCTAGTTGCGCCAGAAGGTCTTTATATTCATCAGGCATACTGTCAAATAAAGTTACATCGGTAGTCATAGGTCATCATCCTCATCAAAGTCAAAGTTTAGTTGTTCTGTTAATGGTTCTGTTACGGCGTCTTCAAACTCATCTACTATATCTTTAATATCGTCACTGATTGAGTTCTCAACTTTTTCCCCTTTCAGGCCAGCTACTACAGCAGGTATGTTGAAACGGTATGTACTCCCAACCTTTATGTAGGTGTTCTCTGGAATATATCGTTTCTGAACCCACGATCTTACGGTACTAACCTTCACACAAAGGTGTTTTGCTAAGTCGTCTATAGGTACATAGGCGTCGTTCATTTTTTTCTCCTTACGGTTACAGTGTATTCGCTATCCACGTTTAACCCCGGCGGTAGCACTTCGGGATTTTCTTCTAAAAATGTGCGCATGTTACCCTGATGGAGACGTTTTTCCATTAGGTCAACGGCATCATGTTTGACTATAAACTTACTCATAGCCTCCCAGTCACCAGTCCAGTACTTAGTTCTGGTCGAGCGGTAGAAGGTGCCAGCTTCTGTACGGACGGATTCGACATTACCTTCCTTACAGTGTTCTAGCAGGGCACTACTTATAAGTTTTAATTTGGTGTCCAGTTCCTCTATCTTGCTATTGAGTTCACCGGTTATTTCAGCTTTCTTATCCCGTATCTTTAGATACACGGAGACAAGTTTATTTAAGTCTGGTTTAGTATCAGACATATCATCACTCCTTGTTATTATTGGTTTGTTTATGTTTTTTGTAATATAGTGCAGTTTAGTTTATATTTCAAGTATATCGTTATATAAATCTATCATTTTTGAATGTACGTCTATTCTTCCATCAAGAAGGGCGTATATCCGTTTCTCTACTGCCGATCCTTGCAATTGAATTACAGTACATGGATGTTTCTGTCCCGAACGGTGAACCCTAGCGTTAGCCTGTGCGTATGTTTCTAATGAAGATGTTGGCCCCCACCATACGATAGTATTTGCGGCAGTGAGTGTTACACCATGCGACGCTGATTGTGGTTGTATGATTAGCACTTGAGGGTCTTCAGTGTCTTGAAACTTTTTAAATATCTCAGTACGTTTTCCAGCAGATACATCCCCTCGGATGATTGCGTTAGATACCCCGTCTTTGTTTAGCTTGTCGGCTAATATATCTATAACGTGCCTAAACGGTACAAATATAAGTACTTTCTGACTGGACTCGTCGATTACTTCTTTCAGTACCTTGTATCGGTTCTTTATATCAAACTCTACTGTCTCCCCTGTATCCGTATACACAGCACCACAGGAAATCTGTAATAGTTTGTTCATGTTAACAGCCGCGTTAACTGCGGTTATCTGCTCCCCAGCCGCGACGGATACCATTTCATTCTTCAACTCTTTATAGTATTTCTTTTGTTGAGGACTTAATTCTATTTCCCGCTTTGAGTATGTCATTTCGGGTAGGTCTAAGCATTGCTCTTTAGTAAAACGTATTGCAGGTTGTAGGCAATTAAACACTATGTCTGTGGCATTAGCTTTGGGTGCCCATTTAAAGTTAGTCACTTTGTACATAACCATCTCACGGAAAGCCCCAAAGAATCTCGGCACTGATTTTGGGTTTACCAACTTGGCTATACCAAATGCGTCTACGGGGGATTGTGCAGCCGGTGTCCCCGTCATCATCCATAACCACGTATCAGGAGTTAGGATAGCGTTTAAAGTCTTCCAACGTTTGGATTGCGCGTTCTTATAATGATTAGCCTCATCGACAATTATTAAATCGAACCCGCCATTTATTATTTCTTCCCGTACTATCTCAACACCATCATAGTTAATGATTACATATTCAGCATCGCCACTAATTATTTCGGCTCGTTTCTTACGGGCACCATAGGCTATGTCTACTGAGCGGTGCATAGCGAAGTTAAATAAGTCGTTACGCCATGCCGAATCCATAATAGATAGTGGGCATATAACAAGTACTCTGCGTATTAACTTCTCTTTTATTAAAAAGTCAGATGCCCAGATAGCTGAACCTGTTTTACCAGTGCCCTGCTCATTAAAGCAGAACGCTCTACGGTTCATCGTTAAGAAGGACGCGGTTGTTTTCTGATGGTCGAACGGCTCATATTTACCAGCCCAGTCATACTTACCCAATATTGGTGATGGTACGTCGCGTACATTTAAATTCCGCAGTACTCGGGACTCATCTACACCCCACTTAACAAGGACGTTGTTATCGCCTAGATTCTTACTGTTGGGTATAGCGGTTGTGATTTTGTTAGGGTCACGTACCCTCAGAAGTAAACCTCTGTTATCTACTACTCTCATATCTGTTTAAACTCTTCTAAAGGGATGTAGACACAAGTCTCTACATCGTACGGGTTATTCCTGTCATACCTGCCACCTTTTCCAGTGGGGTATTCGGGTTTTAGTTTTGTCGCATAAACACCGTCGGTAAACCCTACAAACAGTAGTGCCGGTATGTTTTGCGTGGTAGATATGTCGATAAGATTACGGTGCTTGTTAGCACTTAACATGTAAGTGGGGTACCGGTTGTGGGGATTATTACGTTTCTTTACCTCGACAAGTGCCCCACGGGAACCGTCTCCATATAGTAAATACCCATCCGCGTAAGACAATTGCTCACACCTTTCTACCGTACACTTATACTTTTTAGTTATAGTGCCGAAAACCCCTGATTCGTTTGCACGATCAGCTTCCGTTTCATATATCATCATTCTCTCTCTACACTACTTTTTAGTAGTTTTTCTTTTCTTATAGTTTCTTGCGCGATTCTTACTACTACTTTCTATTGTGTATCCGTCTTTGTTACTTCCACCTTTACTCAAGGCTTTCTTGTGGCTGATGTCTTTACCTTCGCGTTTGTCAGCCTTGCCGTTCTTGTTCTTGTCTACACCCTTCTTATCTACTGCGCGTCTAGCACGCTGGCGTTCCATACGGGCTTCAAATTCTCTACTCCCTACGGGTTTGTTTTTTTGTTTAGGTCTATCAGCTTTGTTCTTGTAAGGCATCGTTGTTCTCCACTCTAAGTTTCATATTATCGTGGATAGTTCGTATCCACCAATAAAACAAATCTTCTGTAAGCTCGTGTTTCATAATGTTTACTCTATACGCTACCAACTGCACGTTGTTTTGATTGTACGGATCGTGCGGGATTATCCTATCTATACTAGCGTTAAAGTCTTTTTTACCACTCCCATCAACATGATGAGTAAGTACTATACCAGACAGTGCACATCTACCTTCCTGCCTCTCCCACACTTTAACCAAATCTTCTACGGTTATATTAAACTCCGCTTTTGTGTGCCCTTTGTTACCCTTCCTATTTGTATG